GACCAAACTATCAGCATACTATGAAGGCGAACGAAGGTTCTCCTAAGACTGATAATGCTACTGATAGTAGACCAAGAGATTTCCCCGATCAAGCAGAAAATAGATTAGAGAGAACATTATGAAGATGTGGGAGACAAAATGCTCTGGGTGTGGTAAGATGACACCAGCGAACCAAGCACCTCAGATAGGACATCAAGCACCTGATGGTAGTTGGACAAATTCGTTATGCAAACCTTGCTGGATAAAAAAGAATAATGGATAATTTTAACAAACCAGGATCATCAAAAGGGATTGATGATACTTTTAAAAAGTTTGCTACTGAATGGCAATTAGATAATGTTGTGAGATTACTTGATGGTAATCTTGAACACTTTAATTGTTATGACTATGGTGATGAAAATGTTCAATATGAAAAATATGTAATTAAATTTAACCGAAAATCTAGGGAGACTGATTAATGCGATCAGTAAACTGTACAGTAGAATACGTCCCTACTTGACTATATACTATATGAAGGTCTATAATGGACCTATCGTTCATCCCCCGAAAGGAGGACGCAAGTAAGTCGTAGGAACGGAGCGTTCATCCCATGATTGAATTTCTTTTATATTCATCGATCAGTTGTTCTGATGCCGATGCAATTATGCTACGGGCACGGAACCATGAAAATCTTAGCAACCAAGTTAAGATTGAACTGGTAGAAGCCTTAAAGGAATCTACACCTGAGTGCTATTGGGACGCAAACGACTGAAGGAACGGGAAAAAACGGATCCTCGGAAACGAGAGAAGGTTAATTTTCACCCAACTTCAGGAGTAACTAAAATGAACACCTTAAATCTCATCAAAAAGCAACTTAATAAAGCTGCTGCACTGCATAACGCACAGATTACTCACACTTCATATCGTGGTGTTGAGTATTCTACTCGTTGTGTAGAAAACAAAGAGTCCCATGGGACTTTCTGTTATCGTGGTCAAACTTACGTAAAGTAAGTTGAAACTACATCTATAAATTTGTAGAGGACCTTGACGGGTCCTCTTTTTTTGTCTATAATTGAACGAAGTATATCCTTATTATGGACAAAGACAAACTTAAATTAATAGTTAATAACTTAAAATTGCTTGTTGATGCCTTAGAATCAGAAGTATACTCTGATGTTGGATCATATGTAGATAGATCAGAAAATTTTGATAATTCTCCTACCAACTACATATTAGATTATGACGAAGTTTTTGAGGATGACGATGGATAAGATAGATACACAAGGAATGAGTATTTCTAGTGGTGGTAAAACATCATCAAAGAAATCTTATCCACCATTGGTAATACCAAAACGAAATGTCTTTACTGATTTAGAAAGACAAGAATTAAAGGACATTATTAACGAGACACTTGATGAACGAGAACATAAAACTAATTAGTGTCACTCCTGACGCAGAAAAAACCATGGCCTTTATTGCCCGTGTGTCTAATCCAAGTAATCAAAAAAATGATAACTTTGCAGGATTGTTAAAGTACTGTATTAAGCATAATCATTGGAGTGTATTTGAGCAATCTACAATGACCTTGGAGATTGAGACCACTCGTGCCATTGCGGCTCAGATATTACGTCATCGTAGTTTCACTTTTCAGGAATTTTCACAGCGGTATGCGGATTCCTCAATGCTTGCAAAAGAAATTCCTCTACCAGAACTACGTCGTCAGGATGATAAGAATCGTCAAAACTCTATTGACGATCTAGATCCTTTTGAGGTTCAGATTCTAGAGAAACAGATGGCCACTCTGTTTGATTCTGCCATGTCACTGTATCAGCAGATGCTTGATCGTGGTGTGGCAAAGGAATGTGCAAGAAATGTGCTTCCACTCTGTACCCCCACCAGAATCTACATGACGGGTTCATGTAGATCATGGCTTCACTACATCACTCTGAGGACTGCTAACGGCACACAGAAGGAGCACATGGAGGTTGCTGAAGGTTGTAAAAAGATCTTTAGTGAACAATTTCCAATAGTCTCAGAAGCCCTTGAATGGGTCTAAATAAAACTACACATAATATCAAACATGGCTACATATCCTGTAATTAACAAACAAACTGGTGAACAAAAAGATGTTGTCATCAGCGTGCATGAATGGACAAAATGGTGTGAAGATAACCCTGAGTGGAAAAGAGACTGGAGTGATCCATCTACAGCACCTAATTGTGGAGAACTTGGAGAAGTCTACGACAAACTGAAGAAGTCTCATCCAGGGTGGAATGACGTTCTTTACAAGGCTTCAAAAGCACCCGGTTCCCGTGTAAAACCTGTTTAATAATTATGCCAAGAAAAAGAAAAGTATCTGATAGTTCAATTGGAGTTGGTCTAACTGCCAAACAGATGAAAAGAAAGAAACCAATCAACTCTGATTTTCTTCGTGACATTGAACCATTAACAGATAATCAAAAAGTTTTATTTGATGCCTATGATGCTGGTAAGAATGTTGTTGCATATGGGTCAGCAGGCACAGGTAAAACTTTTATTACCCTCTACAATGCTCTCTGTGACGTTTTAGATCCGACCACACCATACGAAAAGATCTATCTCGTCAGGTCTCTTGTGGCCACCAGAGAGATTGGTTTCCTTCCTGGAGACCATGAAGATAAATCTTCTCTTTATCAAATTCCTTATAAGAATATGGTGAAGTATATGTTTGAACTTTCTACAGAGTCAGACTTTGAGATGCTGTATGGTAATCTCAAAACTCAGGGAACAATTTCATTCTGGTCTACTTCATTCATTCGTGGAACAACACTTGATAATGCCATTGTTATTGTTGACGAATTCCAAAACTTAAACTATCATGAACTTGATAGCATTATTACCAGAGTTGGAGAAAACACCAAGATTATGTTCTGCGGTGACGCAACTCAATCTGACTTGACAAAACAAAATGAGAGAAATGGTATTGCAGACTTTATGAAAATTCTTAGAGTTATGCCATCTGTTGATCTAGTTGAATTTGGTGTTGACGATATTGTTAGATCTGGATTGTGTAAAGAATATCTCCTCGCAAAATTAGAACTTGGCCTATGACTTTTACCCATCATAATTATCTCGGTGAACTTGAACTGAATAAGAAAGAAACAAACGGCATCCGACTGTACAATCTTCCTGATGGACAGTGGGTGCCGTCTATTACGTCTGTAACTTCTTTCTACAACAGACAAATTTTTGTTAAATGGCGTGCCCGTATCGGTATTGAAGAAGCAAACCGTATCACAAAAAAAGCAACTGCCCGTGGAACTGATTTTCATGAAGCAGTTGAAGTTTACATGAGAAACAATGAGATCAACTGGGACGACTTTCGTCCTGCGACTCAGTTCATGTTTCATCATGCCAAACCATATCTGGATAAGATAAATAACGTACACGCTATAGAAAGAACCCTGTACTCAGAGTACCTTGGTTTAGCGGGTCGAGTTGACTGTATCGCAGAGTATGAAGGTGAGCTTGCAGTCATCGACTTTAAGACCTCAGAAAAAATTAAACCTGAAAAATGGTTAGAGAATTATTTCGTTCAAGAAATGTTCTATGCTTCTGCTTACTATGAACTCACTGGTATTCCTGTTAAAAAACTAATTACCATCATGGTTACTCCTGGTGGTGAGGTTAAAGTATTTGACAAAAGAAACAAAGGGGACTATATTAAATTATTAGTTCGTTATATTAAAGAATTTGTATCTCACAATATTGGGCACCATGGAGAATGAACTAGAAAAAGCATTTGAGAATAAGTTTTTTTGTCCTGCTCGTTTCGCACAAGAAATTGAAAATCTTGTAAAGGATAATCAAAATTTGAGTTACATTGATGCCATCGTGCATTTTTGTGAATCCAATTCAATTGATCTTGAATCTGTACCAAAACTAATTTCCAAACCGTTAAAGGATAAAATTAAGTGTGAGGCTATGGAACTCAACTTCTTGAAGAAAACTTCCCGTGCAAAATTAGTCTTCTAATTTCAAAAGGGTGCGAAAAAATTTTCGCCAAAAAAATCACCTTATTACTTTTTATGATGCCCTTTGATGCATATCGTTGTTATTTGTCGATGAAGAATCATTTTACAAAAGATTCTTATGACTATCACAAATACAATGGAAAGAGTCGTGCAACTGTTAAATCATTTTATAAACGTAAAGATCGTTTCTGGTTTGAAAAGATATCACGTAATAAAGATGACAATGAAGTAATAGATTTTTTTGTATCTAATTTTATCACATGTACTGATCCAAGTAAGCTTTGGATTGGTGAAATGATTAAAGAAGGTGAAGGTAGATACACCGCATGGAAAAAAAGAACTCAATCTCTTTCATATCTTTTTAAAGAAGAGGTAGAAACCATCTTTGATGATAGTAATTTTGATTCTATGTTTGCTATGGATGGATTACGGCATCCTCAAATACTCAAAGAATATCTTCGTGGAAATATTTCTATTGAGACTATGGTAATCCTAAATGGCATCTTAGGATATCAGAAACAATGGGATAAAAATCTCACTGACCCGGTGTGGGAAACCGTCAGTATGAGAATGAAGAAATATTCTCCGTTTCTAAATATTGATGTGCCTAAGTATAAAAGCATTTTAAAAGAAGTGGTAATTGGAGCTAAATGAGTTTTTTTGATTCTGAAATAGTAAGAGCAGAGATGGTTGAAATCTCTGAACTACAAGAAGAAGTATATTCTAGTGTAATGAACTTTGCCTCTATGAATAATCGTGATAAATTGCACCATGTAGAACTTCTTGAAAAGTTACTTAACAAACAAAACGTTCTTTATGCAAGACTCTCTCTATCAGATGATCCTGAAGCAAAGCAGATGAAACAAAATATTATAGAGTCTGCTAAAATGATGGGTCTGCCACCTGACGTTGAAATTACGAAAGTCTTTGACCAAATGAATAAGATGCTTGATATTATGAAAGCACAGATTGACACACAGCAGTCTGAGCAGTAGAATAACAAGGTACACACAAGCCAAATCCAAACTAATCCGAGGTAATCCTATGTCTTTCGCAGACCTTAAAAAGCAGTCTTCTCTTGGTTCACTGACCCAGAAGTTAGTCAAAGAAGTAGAGAAGCAAAGTAATACTGGCGGCGGTGGTGATGACCGTCTCTGGAAACCTGAAATGGACAAGACTGGCAACGGTTATGCAGTCATCCGTTTCCTTCCCGCACCTAATGGAGAAGATCTCCCTTGGGTCAAGATGTACTCCCATGCCTTCCAAGGTCCTGGTGGTTGGTACATCGAAAATTCCCTGACCACTAATGGTGGTAAGGATCCTGTCTCTGAGTACAATCGTGAACTCTGGAACAGTGGTAATGAAGCAGACAAAGACACTGTTCGTAAGCAGAAGCGCAAACTGTCCTACTATGCTAACATCTATGTTATGCAGGACAAAGCAAACCCTCAGAATGAAGGTCGTGTGTTCTTATACAAGTTCGGTAAGAAGATCTTTGATAAGGTCATGGAAGCAATGCAACCTGAGTTTGAGGATGAGAGTCCAATCAATCCTTTTGATTTCTGGCAGGGTGCTAACTTCAAACTGAAACTGAAGAAGGTTGCAGGTTACTGGAACTATGATTCTTCTGAGTTTGATAAAGTTACACCACTTCTGGATGATGATGATGCTCTTGAAGCCGTCTGGAAGAAGCAATATTCTCTTCAAGAGATTGTTGCTGCAGACCAGTTCAAGACTTATGATGAACTTCAGAAGCGTCTGAAGTATGTCCTTGGACAGAAACCTGCTGCCCGTCGCTTCGATGAAGAGACTGAGAACGAAGACAGCGATCGTGGTTCTTTCACTCCCGAATTCCAAACTCGTAAGGCAGAAGAGACTGTGGTTGCTGCAACTGCATCCTCATCTGAAGACGAAGATGATGCACTGTCCTACTTCCAGAAACTTGCTGAAGAGTGATGAGATATAATCAGTTGTGCTTAACCTTATTGGTTATCGCAGCATATATTAATTTACTGAAATAGTCTACTATTCTGAGCACGCTTAAGGGTTCCATTCACATATTGAGTGGAACCTTTTTTGTATTCCATCATTTCTTCAAGATCATCAACCACGATATTCAGATACCTTGGTTTTAAAACAAATATCTCTCTCTTTGCGTTATTTAATTTTTCTTCGTGTTGATAGTTAGTGATACCAAGAGTCATGTCAGTCACTTCAATATATGATGATGAACCTCTATCAAAGAATGTTACTGTCTGGTCTTCATCTACTCTGAGACCCTTTGGGAACACCATAACACCATCATTATCTTTTACCTCTAAAGATTCATAATGGTGAATTCCACCAAATACTTCTGTTGTATTTCCATACTTATCGAGCAAGAAATCATTAAATGATAATTGATCTATAGGCCACTCACTTTGAATGTTTAAAATATTATTTGATGAAAGAACAATCCAATCTAAAGTAGGATCTCCATAAATTTCATTGGCAACATTGTCTGGACGATCATTACCCTTGATATAGTACTTGTCAAAGAATGTGACATTTTGGAAGATATCTTCTCTTAACTTTCCCTTCTTAAAGAAATTTTTGACAGTGGTATAATCTGATATGTTTCTACCGTCAGTTGTACGGTTTACATATTCAAAGTCTGGTAGATTGCGGAAGTATGGATTTGCCATTTTAGAATCCTATGCTAGTGTCTTCATCTTTATCAAGTATTGTATAGTCGTCATTAAATATTGGAGTCAACTCCTGGAATGAGAATCGTAGTTCATATGCAACAGGAGATGTATTACCAAAGGTTGCATATGTTCCATCAGCGGCATAATTTACATCGAAAGATGTTAGAGCACACTCCTTAATTTTTGGGAGGAATGTATGCTCAGTAGTACCTCCAGTTATAAACTGCAATCTATATGTGTTGGGAGTTTTTAAGAAAAGGTTTGATGTTGATCTTTGAGCAGCCATTGATTGCTTGAACATTCTTATGATCTTTCTAATCATTTTACTTTCGGGTTCATTTCTAGGACTCATCTTATACGAAAAACCAAAATTTCTCAGTGTTGGTCCATTGAACAATAACTCTAAGTTTGGATTGACAATGATACCTTCAGTTCTTGATAGAAGACCTTGTACTCCTGTTGCTTGTTGAGCAAAGAAAGTAGCGAGTCCTTTTTTTACATTGCCACTATCACTTTGGATATCTGATGCTATATCTTTCCCTGCCTGCGCTAAACCTTCACCACCACCTTTTATGAATCCGAGTGCTGCCTGAGATGTTGCGATATCTATGGCACTCATGGGTTTACCACCCCAACCAACTTTATTAGAGTCTTGGGGTCCTACAACTGGTAAGACAACACCACCTATTGGTGTGCGATTTCCATCCCCAGGTTTTTCTCTTGCAGCAATAGTTAAACCCTCTAACCTTCTTGGGACAAATTTATAAACAGAAATTTTTAACGTATCTTGGAGAGATGGTTGTAAATCGATTGGGTATGCGAGATTAAGATCATATTGTTTTCTTGCCTTATCTCCTACTGCAGCACCTATCGTTGCGACATCATCTGAAGATAATGAATTAACATTCTCATTAGTATTAGTTTCAGTTTCTTTTTCAGGTCCACTAGTAGAATCAAGAGTTTCTTGTTCTGAAGAATTCTTTGCTAAATCTTGTATCTCTTTAGATTGTTTAACCTGTTGTTGTGATGCATTGGCTATGGCACCATTCTCTGTACCCTTACCACCTTTTGTTAGTGCCCTTCTTGTTTGTTCATCTAGTCCAGCTGCTGGTTCTAATACAGTCTTTGATTTACCATTTGCATCTGTATATGTGTAACCAGTTGCGATTGTTTTTGGATTTTCTTTATTCGCATTATCATATTGAATGACGGTGGTTTGGTACTGAACCTTACCGTCAGTGCTGGTTACTTTCTCCACTTTTGTGGCAGTATATACCGTCTTCTTAGGTGCTACTATACGGAGGTAAGGAACCTGTACTTTTCCTTTACTAAAAGTTTTAATCTTAACAGCAGGTAGTTTGACTGGTGTGGGGTTGCTTGTTACAGCCATTATGTCAGGACTTTTTATTTATTTAGTATCATTTTCGCATATGGAATAGCAATCAGGTCATCCAGTTCATCTGGCATCACAATATACACCTGTCCTGCCACTTCTTCCCAGGTATATTGTCTATGTTTTTGCCAATGAAAATTCAATCCACGAAATCCCCAACGAAATACTTCAGTCACTACGACTAAGGGATGTTGATCATACGTAATATTAGGAGTCTTTGCATTATAAACAAAGGTACATAACTGACCCACATCAGGAATAAGAGTAACCGTTCCATTCAGAGTGCCCATGATCTTTATCATCATGTCTTCTTGATCATTTGTACCATTGTTAATTTTGTTTCCTTCTAAACGACTCATTTGAGACCTAACTCCTTTTCAGTGATGATTTTGAATTCGATAAGATTGTCTTTACAAAATTCATCAGCAGCTTTCCATTTTGCTTGGTTGACTGCATACATCTTACACTCATAAAGATATGATTTAGTCTGTCGTTTCGATTTCTTAGGTGGTGCAGTTTGCTTTTTAGGTTTTACCTCAACCACATAAGTTTTGATCTTACCATCAAACTCCTTAACTTTAATCAAATAGTCTGGATAGTATCTATGCACTCTATTGTCAACAGGTGAAACATATGGTATGCTAAACTCCTCTGAAGCCCATGAGATAATATTCTCATTGAGATCACACCATTTACAGAATCTTCTTTCCCAACTACTTCTACAGATAATATTATTAGGGTTGCCTTTGTATTTTTGTGGGTAAGATGGTTTATATCTACTCTTAATACTTTCCGCCATTCTCTTATACATAATATATAAGTCAAAAATTATTTATAAATGGCTTCCGTTGCCCCACAACCACAAAGTGTATCTCAGATAAAGAGCAAACTACTCAATCCTGCGACCACATCTCACTTCTCAATTTATCTGGGATTGCCGAGAGATGAGGCAGGGTTCAGACAATACATGGCAGAGAATGGTCTTGCTCTGAATCAGGATAGATTGCAACTGATGTGTTCAGAGGCAACTTTACCAGGATCTTCTCTTGCAACTACAGAGTTAACAAACGATAGAAGTGGGGTTACTGAGAGACATGCATATCGTCGTATCTATCAAGATAGAATTGATTTAACATTCTATTGTGATGCCGAACAATATATGCCGATTAGATTCTTTGAGTCGTGGATTAAATTTATTATGAACGAAACCGGAGATCTTAAGAATGAAAATTATGCTTATAGAGTAAAGTTTCCCGAAGAATACAAAGGAGACTTAGAGGTTACCAAATTTGAAAAAAACATAAATCAGAGCACTTCAGTCAAACCTCTTACTTATAAGTTTGTTAATATATTCCCAGTTGCAATATCTGCGATACCAGTTTCATATGATGTATCATCAATACTAAAGTGTAGTGTGTCACTAAACTACACCAGATACTTCATCAGTAATGAGAACTATGATGCACCACCTGGTCTAAATCCATTTAATCAAGCAGCAAGAAATAGTTTCAATCTCAATCAAGCTATTAATGCAGGTCTTGCCATCGGTGCAGGTGTATCTGGACTCTTCAGATAACCCAATAAATAATCACACTGAAATCTTTATAAGATATTATGCCTTTACCAAAAATTGCGACTCCTACATATGAACTTGAGTTGCCATCAACAGGAGAAACGATTAAGTACAGACCGTTTCTTGTAAAAGAGGAGAAGTTACTTGTTATCGCACTGGAGAGTGAGGACACAAAACAGATCTCAACAGCAATCAGAGCTGTTATCAAAAACTGTATTCTTACTAAAGGTATCAAGGTAGAACAACTCCCTACGTTTGATATTGAATACTTGTTCCTTAACATTCGTGGTAAGTCTGTTGGTGAAGAACTTGAAGTTAATCTCATCTGTCCAGATGATGGGGAGACACAAGTAGCAGTTACTATTAACCTTGATGATATTAAGGTGAAGAGAAGTGATAACCACTCAAACAGAATTGAACTTGATGGTTCAATCATGATGGAGATGAAGTATCCATCTCTTGATGAGTTCATTAAGAACAACTTTGATCTTAAAGAACAAAGTGCAATGGACCAATCATTTGAGCTGATCGCATCCTGCATTGGTACGATCTTCACTGAGGATGAAGTTTGGGTAGCTGCTGATTGTACTAAAAAAGAGTTGAATGAATTCTTAGAATCTATGAACTCCTCTCAGTTCAAAGATATTGAGAAATTCTTTGAGACTATGCCTAAATTATCTCACACGGTTAAAGTTAAAAATCCTAATACTAAAAAGGAAAATGATGTTGTAATTGAGGGACTAGCAAGTTTTTTCGCCTAGGCATGATCCATATGGATCTGGAAAATTATTTCCGACTTAATTTTGCCTTGGTACAGTACCATAAATATAGTTTAACCGAGATTGAAAATTGGATGCCTTGGGAAAGAGACATTTATGTCGGGTTGCTGCAGCAACATCTTGAGGAAGAAAAACTAAAACAACAGCAAGCATCTAATGGATGATACGGTAAGTACACCACAAACTAGATCTACAACAATATCCGCATCAAAATTGACGGGTAGGGATAGTGGTGGATCTAATTTGGGTGGAATGGGAGGAGAGTCAAAGATTGGTAAACTCTCTCGCATTCTTAGAACTACCCGTGTTAAAGTAAATGAGAATGAGAAGGCGACAAAGGTAAATGCAGAAAAGATTACTAGAATTAAAAATATAATACAGGCCAATAGAAAAAATGTTGCAGATAAATTAAAGACACAGAATAATAGTGTAGTTTTTACTGAGATCGCAGGTAAAGTTCAATCAATAGCATCTACATTAGAGCAACAGCAGAAGTTTGATAGAGGTCAAGCAACTCAGAGTGGACAGCAACAACAGAAAAAGAAAGCAACCGCCAGAGAAAAAATGCTGGAAGCCGGTGGTGGTGCTTTAGATGCAATTAAAGGTACAGCAGAAAAAATTGCAAGTCCTGTAAAGGGCATGTTTGAAAAACTGTTCAATTTTATAGTAAATGTTGTTCTTGGTAGAGCAATATTTAAAATGTTCGAGTGGTTCCAGGATGATGAAAATAAAGGGAAAATAGAATCAATATTCAGGTTCATTAAGGATTGGTGGCCAACCCTCCTTGCAGGTTTGATTTTATTTGGAGGAGCACTTCTTGGTCCTGCTGGTTTGATCATAGGCATTACTGCACTAGCAATTGGATTCATTCCAAAACTCGTTGATGCAACCAAGAAAATATTTGGATTTGGAAATGATGTAGAAAAAGGTGTAAAGGAAGCAAAGAAAGCAACAGAGGATTCAGAGAAAAAAATAGGTGCTCCAAAAGATTCAAATGAAATTCCTTCACCAGATCTAGCAGCAATTCAACAAAAAACATCTGAACTATCAGGACCAGGTGAAACGCCCGAAAAACCTCCCGCCAAATTGGCAACAGGTGGTATGGTCAAAGGACCTGGTGGTATCGATAATGTGCCTGCAATGCTAACCGCTGGTGAATATGTCATCAGTAAGGGTGCTGTAGACAAGTTTGGTTCTGGAATGTTTGCATCACTGAATGCTGCTGGTGGTGGTAGTGGTCAACCAACTGGTGGAAATTATTCCACTGGTGGGATGGTATTTAATTTAAATCCTAAGAAAACTTTTAATGTAGCATCTCCTAGACATTACAAAACTGGTGGATTCGTTACACCAAGGTATTATAAAACTGGTGGGCCCGTTACTCCACTAAAAGCAGAACATTTTTATTTCAAGTTTGCTGAGGGAGGTCATGTTCCAAAGAATCTTCCAGATCCAGTAGAAGATATGGAGAGACCTACTTTATCAGACTTTGGAAAACCAGAAACTCCGGTTATCAATGTGATTAGTATGTTTGGTCAGAAACAAATAGAGCCTTTGATAAACTTTGCAAAAACTGTAAGAAATTATTTTGTAGGATCTCCTGATAATGGTCAAGAACATTCTATGCAAATGAGTTCAAATCAAAATTATAAGGCACCAAGAGTTGATCCTCCAATGGCAAAGAAATCTAATGTTGTCATTGCCGCACCACAACAGGGAGGGGGAGATGCTAGTGGTGGTGAGCAAACCTTAGGAAGCAAACCTCCTGCATTCAGTGCTACAACTTCTGGATCTAGAACTAAGACACAAACATTGGGGGTCGTAGTATAAGATGTTAGCTGCACTTGGTAGAATTGGCGGTAGAGCAGCAAAAGGTGCTGTAGCAAAGAAGATAACTTCTAGAGTAAAAGCAAAGACTACAAAAGTTTCAAAAGATAAACTAATTGGTAGAAGTGGATCCTCTACTTCAATGTCCTCTGCCTCACCAACAGCATCTCCTTCAGCACCAAGATCTTCCATCAGCACATCAACTTCTGTTAGTGGAGATCCACTTCAGTCTATCAATCAGTCATTAACTAAAATTCAAACTCTCTTAAAGGGATCTCTTGCTCTAGACCAAATGAGAGCAGATCAAAGAAGAAGACAGCAGCAACAGCAAAAAGCACGGGCAAGAGAAGCAGCACTTGAAACTAAGAAATCTAAGGAAACAGAATCTGGAGGGGGTGGCGGCGGCAAACAACTGTCATTTATGGACAGGATAATGAACTTCCTAGTAAATACTCTGCTAGGTTTCCTTGCTGTAAGAGCAGTTGATCTCATTCCTAAACTGGAAGGATTTTTGGACACCATGAAAGGTGTTGTTCAAACAATTGAGGACATCGCAGGTACAATTTTCAATGGGTTAGTGACGTTTATTGATTGGGGATATTCCTTGTATGATAACTTTAGAGGTTGGGTTGGAAATACTTTTGGAGAGGATGGACTCAAAAAATTTGATGAACTTTCGGAGCATTTAAATACATTCTTAAATGCAACTCTAATTGCATGTTTAGCAATACTTAAGTTCCAGGGTGTTGGTGGACTTATTAGTGTTGCTGGAAAGATTGGTAGTGGAGTTATCAGTGCAGGAAAATCACTCGTAGGATTCGTCACTGGTGGTGGTGCGGCCGCAGCTGGTATTGTTGCAGGTGTTGGCCTTCTTGCTTCTGGTCTTGGTGAAGGTGCTTTCCAACTCAGGAAGATGGGAACCGAGTTAGAGGAGGGTGCTAAGAAGAGATATGAAGAAAAGATCCCAGGTGATCCCAGAAAGGTCATTGATGGTCTTCTTTACAGAGGGGCACAATTTATAAATTATAATTTATTGTCAGTTGGAACATTGCTTGATATTGTTGGAGCACCATTTAGATATGCAGTTGAGTTAATTAGATATCCATTCTTATCTGACGAAGGTAGGTTAAAGCAAAGAAAGAATCTTGGCAAGTTTGATGCAAGAATCAGAGAGCAGATAAGGCAAGGATTAGAAATTGTTACTTTTGGAATGCTTGGTGACTTTGGTGGCGAGGGAGCATTTGGTGGATTGTTTGGAGACTCTGATAAGAAGAGTAGTTCTAAAGCAGATAAAAGTAGTCAATCGATGATGGGACTGAAGGGAGGTGATGAAGATGGAATTGGAAAGGGTTCTGGTGCAAATGTGACAGGTGCTAGTGGTGGTGGTATGCAAACTGGACCTGCTGGATATGATAGAATTGGTGCGGGTGCTGCATATCACGTTGATACCAAGTTCCATCAAAGCATAGGAATGAGTGGGATGATTGCTGCTATGGATAAGATGGCTGATGCTTATACTGCAAGAAATAAAGAGATGGTTTTCTCTGGCCAGGGATATGCTAGATTAAAAGCATATAAGTCTGACTTAGATTCTAGAGAGAAGAAGAGATTATTGAGCAGCGCCATAGACGCTCACAGTCATTCTACTTTTATGAGAGCGCAGGGATTTAAACCATTTGATTATTACATTCCAGATATTTCTGCTAACAAAGATTTATATCACTCATCAACAGAGGGAGCAGAAATTCTCTTACCACAAATGGGTGGAGAAACTAAAGTTGGTTCTGCTTATGGTGGATATGGAAAGAGTGCTGAAATTTTTGATTCATCAGGGAAGATGGTTGCAATGACAGGACATGGAGACCTTGCATACGCAAGAGGTGGATTTACCAAAGCAATGACACACAGAGCACTCCTTGGTGAAGAAGGAAGAGAATTTGTCATTGATGCTGATTCTACAGCAGCTCTTGAGTCCCAAGTTCCTGGATTCTTGTATGATTTGAACAAAGCAAAGGGTAGAGAAGCAGTAAATGTTTTGAGAGCATATGCTTCCTATGAGTCTGGTGCTGATGAAACTGTCGTCGTTCCAATGCCAGCGATGTCAGGTGGTTCATCTGGATCTGGATCTAAATCTATTGTCCCTGTCCTAGTTGGTCGAACAGAAAATTCATCTTTTGATACTCTGTATCAAGGTGCTTAAATAGAGATAAGGAGAAATAAAGAATGACGCAAACACCATCAGGATCCAAGCAAGCAGTACCTGCTTTTATAGACAAATTAGAGGTAACCTCTAACAAAGATCAGAGTAAGAATGTCAGTCTTGCTACTGGAATTGTTCGTGTCATGTATTATGAAAGTATTCTTCAAGACACAGTAAAAGCAGAAGTAACGTTTATTGATACTGGCAATTCGATTGATGGTAAGAGTGTTATTGAAGGACTACCTCTTGTAGGAACTGAAGAGGTCACACTCAAGTTTAGAGATAATAATGAAAACAGTGTGAAGGCAACACTGTATGTAAATAAAGTTACTCCAGGAGCAGAGGATACAGTCGGAACATTAGTGCAACTAGACTTGGTATCAGAAGAATTAATTAGAAATGAGGAAGGTAAGTCAAGAGTCAATATTAGATTCGATGGGAAAATATCTGATCACATTAGGAGAGTATGTGAAGACTTTTTGTTGACAGAGAAAGAGTTGGATATTGAAGAGACTAGCAACAACTATAATTTCTTAGGGAACAATCAAAAACCATACTATGTAATCAACTGGCTTTCAAAAGCATCTGTTCCATCCACTGCTGGAGAAAAAGGTAAGTCTGCTGGGTTCTTCTTCTTTGAAACTGCCGATGGATTTAAATTTAAATCAATCGATGGTCTTTTTGATCAGAAGCAGAAAAAATCTCTGATTTTCAATCAATCTTCTGAACTGCCTGCAGGTTATGATACTAAGGTTTTAGATCAAGAGGGTGATAATCGAATCCATGCACAAGAAAAATTTAAGATGGGTGCATATGGCACAAGGATAGTTGTCTTTGATCCATTTAACTGTCACTATGAAGTTATTAAGCAAACTGCAGACGAAACGGAAGAGGGAACCCAGTTGGGAGGTAAGGAGTTACCGACACTAAATGAAAAGTTTGATCCGAAAGAAACTTTCACAAGAACAACATACATGTTGATTGATACTGGCACTCTCCCAACAGGAACAACAGAGCAGCAAATTGATGGTTCAACAGAACAAAACTTTGAATCTCAAAAGGTATTGAACCAAGCAATCCGTAGATACAATCAAATGTTTACTGGAATGCAGACAGTTACAATCGCAGGAGACTTTAGTCTTCATGCAGGAGACGTTGTGTTTTTTGATAAACCAGGCCTCCGTGCAGAAAAAGGTGATGACCTTGACAAGGAATCAGGGGGTCTATATATTATAGCTGATCTATGTCATTACATATCATCTAAGGAAACGTATACGAAGTTGAATCTTGTTAGAGATTCTTTCGGTCGAAAAGGAAACCACACTACTAGTATTCCATTATGAGTAAAGAGAAAAGTATTCAGCAACATATTAATGATGACAAAGATTTGCTGGAAAATCCAACATTGTCACCACAGATGCGCCGTCATACAGAAGACGAGTTGCATCACCTAGAGTTGTATTATGCATCGCATCCAAACGACGACCATGATCCTACCCCACTTGAAATGTATTGTGATGAAAATCCAGAAACAGACGAATGTAGAATTTACGAGGATTAATGGAAGGAGGAGCACTATTTAATCCAGGATTTCTTGGGGGCAATTTTCTTTGGTGGGTTGGTCAAATCGCTGACGATTCTACTTGGAGAGAAAACATAAGTGCCGGAAAGACAAAGAGTAAAAATGATACCCCTGGTTGGGGGTACAGATATAAAGTAAGGATTATTGGTATTCACGATCAAGGTGAATCGTCAATTAAATCTGAACAATTACCTTGGGCGCAAGTAATGTATCCGATCACCGCTGGTGGTGGTCAGGGTGGATCATTCCAAACACCTGCGCTTAAGCAAGGTAATTTTGTCTTTGGATTCTTCCTTGATAGTCAGGATCGTCAAGTTCCTGTCATCATGGGAGTGTTAGGAAATAATGCGACCACTAGATTAAAAACTAAAACTGGACTTGGTGGTCCAGGAGGCAGATCAGTCGCTGCAGTCAATCAAAATACAGAGAGACCTAGTAGGGATAATTTTCCAAGCACAAGATCTGGGGCCAAACGTTATCAAAAAGCATTAAACAGATGGCAGAAGGAGCAGGAAACTAAAGCATCCACGGATGCCCAGAACTTCACTCCACAAAGTCATCATTCAAAGGGAGCAGATAAAGATACCACAAAGAAAGTTGCTGATACTGAGTTAGCATCCGAAGAACCCTCATCTGGCACATTACCAACAAAAGAATCTTCTGATTCTATTCATCAAGAGACAGCAGAGGATAATAAAAAAGAAAAAATTCTAAAAAGAAAGCACGCTCTAGCATGTCCTGATCCAGAACAAAGTTCAGAGATGACTGCTATTCAAACAGTCATTGAAAATATGACTGAAAAAATGCAGGATGCACAGAAAGCACTGCAGCAGTATACAAGTGCTGTTTCTCTACCAATCAAAAATGCGTTCAAAGACATAAATGAAATTCTGAGTGAAGCAGCGGGAGAAATCTCAAAGCACATGAAGAAAATTTTTGGCAAAGTTCAAAACTTTGTAACAGAACAAATTAATGATATTGCTGGACCTCTATTAAAGATTTCACCGCCATCAATTCGTATTCAACTTTTAGATGATTTGGTGAAGGGTTTTGAAGGATTGGTATGTGCTTTCAATGGTATCGTTGGTGGACTGGCTGGAACGATCTTAGGAGCACTTCTCAATATTCTTGGCAGAAAAGGAAATTCGTCACCTCCAGTTGGACCTGCTCCTTCATTGGCACCTACTGAGGTAAACTCCACGTCACCTGAGGTTGGAACTGTATCAGAATTTGACCCCAACTTTAATGTTCCACCACTTCCACCTGAAGGATACTACACACCAAACCCAATCTGTTCTACTGAAGAACTAGTTGGTGAAGTTTTAGGATCAACTCTAGGGACAATCATGGCATCGGTTGATACTGCAATAGCACCGATGATTAACAGAGTTTCAACTTCCTTATCTGGTGCAGGTTCTGCTGCAGGAACTCAGGCAGCAGGATCGTCTCCTCAAGCAACCACTTCTGCTAATGGCATCACAGTCCCTGCCGTTGCCGCTGCACTGGCATCAGGTGGTTTAGTCGGAGGATTATCAACTGCTTTAGCACAACAACTAGGTGTTGATCCTGGATTGATTGGTGATGTAACATCTGCTCTGCAAACTGGTGATGTTATCGGTGGTCTTTCATCTCTTGCTGGTTTGGCAGGAGTTGATCCTGGAATAGTTTTTACCGCTACTGATATTCTCAATGGCGGAGACGTTGTTGGTGGTATTACATCACTCTTTGGTCCTCAAGTGGCCGCTTACGGACAGGCATTCTCTGCTATCGCATCTGGAGATCTTAACTCACTGGTTGGAATTATAGGACCTCTTGCCGGAGCAAATCCAGCAATACTTGGAGCAATTACTGGTGGTGGAGCAATCGCTGGTCTTGCTGGAGGACTTGGTGCTCTGGGTGGTATAAACCTAGATATCGCAGCATCACTTGGATTTATTTCATCGATCACTCAATTCTTCGATTGTGATCCAAAACCAATGTGTTCTCCGAACGACACACATACATTACAAGATGGAGGCAGTGGTAAACCTGGAGAAGAGAAACCAAATCCAAATCAGGTTGCTGATAATGCAGCAGCACAAGCAGAAAACCCAGAGCCAACACCAGAGACAGATGATATTGGAAATGATTTAGCTAAACCTGTTACTGATGCTGAAAGACAAGCAGTGAGAGAAGGTAGAATTATTGATGAACAAGGAAATACCATCGGAACGATTACATCGAGAGGAAGCACATAATGCCAATACAACCACCATCAAGAGATAATATAAAAGTTGGATATATTAGTCAGTTTGACGGATATGTTCAGGGAATTACTATTGAAGAAGCAAATAATTATGAGAAAATGTCTCCAGGGACTACATTTGTGTTTATTAATGGCGATAATGAAGTAAAATATCTTTCAATTAATGATATCAATGCTCTCACCACTAATGATTTAAAAAGGAAGGATCCTTGTGATGTCTCTCCAAAACCATGTGGACCTCCAACACTCAACGTTTTTGGTGGTGGTGGGATTGGAGCAAAAGCAAACCCAATCATTGACCTAGAGGGAAATATTATCGCTGTTGATATCGTCGATGGTGGATATGGATATACAAGTCCACCAAGAATTCAAGTTATTGACCCATGTAACAATGGAAGTGGTGCGGTATTAGAGACGGAACTTTTATTCAATTCGGATGGAAAGAATACTGGTAGAGTTCGTCGTGTTTTAGTTCGAGATAGTGGAACAGGATATCTTCCACCAGGACAAACGGTGCCTCAATATCCTGCATTGATTAAATTAACAGATGTTATCGTCACAAATCCTGGTATCAATCACAACTGTGGTGTAGATCAGATAGTGATTGAACCTAAGAATGGAACAACTCTGACATATAATTGTAATCCATTTGGAAAAATTAATTCTGTAAAGGTTAATACTGGCGGAAACTATACAAGTCTTCCAACAATTTTTATGGACACCGAAACAGGTGTAAATGCACAATTCATTCCAGTGTTTGAGGTTATTCGTGATCCACTAGTTCCTGAAGTTGCAGGCCCAGGAGAAGTTGTTCAGGTTTATGACCTTGTTGGTCTACAAATCAATGGATATCTTGACGGTAAACCTTACTATGGTAATGTATTCTTTGATAATGGTGTAAAATATGCTGGAGTTAGAAATACTGGTGTGAGAGTTTATAACACTCTTCAAGAGAGTGTCACAGGTGTTACTGAAAGAGTAACAACTACGATTACTCAGACAGAAACTACCGCAGAGGAAGTTCAAACCGCAGAACAAACAACAGCAACTTCAACTGTAACCAGATCAACAGGAAGTAGGCAAACAGCACCAGCGAGAGCAACTACGACCACAACTACAACACCTACATCCACACCTTCTCCCGGACCATCTCCAAGTCCATCTCCAAGTCCATCTCCTTCACCATCACCTGGTGGTGGCGGAGGCTATGGAGGTTACTAATAAATACTAAGAATCCCTCCTAATTTTAGTTTATGGCAGAAAAGAGAAATTTTTGGACACAAGTTATTGGAGCGATGAATGGTGCTATCTCCTTTGGAGGTATCAGCAAGGATAAATGTGTCACGTCTAGTGTTGAACTCAAGGGACTTGATGGTAGACACTTCTTTGATATGACTGAGGATGGTGTTCGTGAGGGTTGGACTACCATGAACTCTCCAGGAGCAACACAAATAAACTCAGGTGAAGATTTAAGCAAAGGCCAAAATGCTATCTTTCTAAATGCAGAAAATGGTGATATAATAATAAGAGCCAGAGATGGAAAAGTTCGCATCGAAGGCACCGATGTAGAGATTGTTGCTACTGGAGGAGATCCAGAGGGTGTAGTCTGGGTTGAGGGAAATCAATCAATTAAACTTGATTCAAAAAATATCACCCTTGATGCAAAGCAGTCACTTAAACTTCTTACCACAGGAGTTTTGACTATAAATGGTAAATTGGGGACGCAACTTATATCGCCTATAATTAATGGAGTCTCTTGTGCGACCAATCCAAAGAAAAAACCAGGACAAATAAAATAGGAGTATCATGGCATTTCAGTTTGATGAAGGGCATATCTACGATGGACAACTGTTGGTATGTCCAGAGAATGTTATACCAACAGCATTAGGTATTGGGCCACAAAAAATTATCGGATCTTCTTATATTCAAGGTCCATTGAATGTAGGAGATACTGGATTTCCATTTCCACCATCTGCTACAGTGATGATTGGTCCTAGAGTAGATGCTGGACCAAAGGGTTCTCTTACTGGATCTATTTGTGGTGTTCCGGCAAGTAATTTATCGTTGTATGTGAAAGGAAACACGGCAATCAAAGCAAACCTTTTTGTTTCATCTGATATTTTAGCAAGAGGAAACATCACTGCTCAGGGTGAAGTAAAATCACGCTGTGGCGCACACATTCTGTCTGCTAAGAAGAACTTTGATATTCCTCACCCAACACGAGATGGATATCGTCTAAGACATACATGTCCTGAAGGTCCATCCAATGATGTATACTTTAGAGGTCGTGTAAAAAATAAAACTGAGATTGTTCTCCCTGGATATTGGGAAAAATTGGTTGACCCAACAACAATCACGGTAAACTTAACACCGATTGGTGCTCATCAGCACATCATCGTAAAGAGAATCGGAGAGAACAAGATTCACTTACAATCGAATGGTGGATTACCCATCGATTGTTACTACCATGTGTTCGGAACTCGTGCAGATGGTGAGAGACTCATCTCTGAATATGAAGGAGACTCTCCAGCAGACTACCCAGGAGATAACGATCAGTATTCTATCTCTGGATATCACTATGACGTAAAGGAGACTAAGTAATGGCAGCAGAACAATTCGTACCACCTGGCCAACCAGAATCAACTAAGAGTTGCGGTGGTAATATAACTGGATCTAAGAAAACCAATTTGCAATACATTGCATATGCAGGGACAGATGATACTAGTTACCCAGATGATGCATGTGGTAGATTAGTTCATGGTAATGCACAGATTGATAATTTAACTGTCAATAATGATTTGGGTGTAACTGGGACTATCACTGCGGGAACTATTAACGCAACCTCTGGGGTAAATGCTACTGTTAAAGCATTCAATATCCCCCACCCAACTAAAGATGGAAAGAGACTGTGGCACGGGTGTTTGGAAGGTCCCGAATATGGGGTTTATGTTCGTGGTCATCTAACAGGAGATAATAGAATTATATTACCTGATTACTGGAACGGATTGATTGATCCAACTACAATCACAGTTTCTGTCACTCAAATTGGATCATCTCAGGATCTAATGGTGGATAAAATTGAGTGGGGTAAAACCATTTATCTCAAGTCTGGGAATGCAGCTGCGATTGACTGCTATTACACCGTCAATGCAACTAGAAAAGATGTACCACCTCTTGAGATAGAACAAGATGCTTGACACCTGACCCTTTTGTTCCTATAATAAGCAGGTAATCAAACAAACCTAATGCAAGACGACTTTCTTTCCCGCTGCGTTGTTGACCCCGTGGCCCGTAAGTTTTATCTCTACTCTGAGCAAGGTGATGAAAAAGTGGTAGAGTGTGATACCGTAGATCAATTTATGGGTGTACTAGAACTATGTCGTGCCATGCTGGATGAAGATACCCTGGCATATGCAACTCCACTCTGAGCAAAATTGGATTTTAATTCCAAAAAAGGGCGCAAAAAAATTCCGGCAAAAAATCGCCCTATTACCTTTTTTATGAATTATTACAAACCATCATTTTACGAAGAAATCCTAGTTTGCTACAATTATGAGACCAGAAACCCGACAGTCTATGGAAATGTTATTCTATGCAAAGTGGAATATCCCAAAAGCAGCAAGAAACGCAGGCCTGACTGATAAAGAGATGAAAATCACTTTTAACGAATATTGTAGTCTTCATCCATGTACCTATGAAATTGAACAATCTTAAAATCTATTGTCAAACTGAAGAGGACCAATCTAACGTATTTGACTTTCTTTTTTGCGAATATCAAAATGACATCAAATACTGTACTTGGGAACCTAACGGTGATGACGAGAATCCTGGAACTTGGGGAATGTTCATTGATGACTTTCCACCGGAATTATGGGATAAGATGATCAATTATCTGGAAGGTGAAGATTCTTGGGAACTTGATGAAACGGTGGAAATGTCATTAGACGATGATGACAATAATATCTACAAGGAGTATTGTCCTTGATTCCTTGCGAGTATGGCGGAATCGGTAGACGCACCAGACTTAAAATCTGTT